CGAACCAGCGTGGGCGGACCTCCCGGCCGACGACGACCGGGGGTTCTACTGCTCCATCGCCCGGTATGCCCTCATCGGCGCCGACGTGCCGGCACTGGCCGCTGAGGTACGACGCCTCACCACCGAACTGGCCGCTGCCGAGGCTCTCACTGACCGGATTCGCGGCCAGCGACGTCACCGGGCCGAGCAAGCCATCAAGCTGTCGCGCCTGTGCGCCGAAATGCTCGCCACCTTCACCCACCCCGGTCACCCGGGCGAGCCATGCCACCAGTCCGGCTGGATCCGGGACACCACCATCACCCGCTGGCACCAGACCTACCGGGAGGCCACATCATGAGTGAGTTCCGCAACGACGAGGCCACATACGACCTGCTCGACCAGCTCGTCGACGAGAACCCGCTGCGCTTGCGGGACGCGGCATGGCTGCTGATCCGCGAACGAGACCAGGCCACTGACGGGGCCCGAGCCGAGATCGAGAGACTGCGGCAGGAGCGGGACGACGCCCGGTCCGAACTCGCTGCTGCCCGATCGGCTGAGACCAGCACTCAGCCGGACGGGCAACCCGCCGACACCGGGCTCACCCCCGGTTCCACACCGCGCGCCCACTTCACCGCCCGCGACGCCAACGTCATCACGGACCTGCGAGCCAACACCTACCCGTACGGCGCCGGCCACCCGGACCACGGCATCCAGATCACCCTGAAGCGCGACGAGCCGCCGGCACATGACCCGACCACGCAGGTGGTCCGGCTGCCACACCCGGTGGCGGTCGAGTTCGCCCACTGGATCCTCGCCACCTACGAAGCTGGAGCCGACCAGTGACCGCCCTCGACCGCGCCAACCGTCTCGTCGGCCGCTTGCGCTGGCTACGCCTGACCATCGTGCTGGCCACCTACCTGCCAGCCATGGCCATCACGTGGGCCTCAGACCTGCGCCACGCCCTCACATACCACGACTGGGAGTCGGCACCTGCCGTGTGGCGAGCCTGCATGAGGTGGGTACGCAACCCGGCCGGCGAGCAGCCACAACCACGACCGGAGGGCGCGCCAGTGTCCGACCGGTGGACCGGAGGTGACCGGTGAGACTCGCCCAAGGCACCGAAGCCGTGCCTCTGTCGCTCGTCCACAACCCCGATGTCGGTGTCCGCCGGTCGCTCTGTCCCGCCTGCAAGTGGGGCCACCTCCACCCCTACCGGCTGTCCGTCGACCTCGGCGGCTACCAGGGCATGTCGCACGGCACCGCCTGGGTCGCTGTGTGCGTCGGCTCCCATCCGGCCCGGGACATGGTCGACGAGCCGTCCCCACCGTGCGGATTCACCGTCCGCCTCGACCCCGTACCCGAGCGGCGCGGCGGTGGTGACCGGTGAGCGTCGACGAGCAGACCCGGGCCCTGGCCGGCGAGAACATGACCATCTCCAGCGAGGACACCAGAACGTGACAGACAGCAAACCGACCTGCGGCGCGAACCGGCGACAAGGCAACGGCCCCTGCCGCCGTCCGGCCGGTTGGGGCACCGACCATCCCGGCTACGGGCCCTGCAAGCTGCACTTCGGTGCGACCCGCAACATGCGGGCCCATGCCCAGAAAGCCCAGGCAGCGGAGCTGTTGGAGTCGATGCGTACCTATGGGGAGCTGCGGCGTATCGACCCGCGGGACGGGGTCATGGAGGAGTACTGGCGCACCGCCGGGATCGTCCTGTACCTGGAGCAGATCGTGCAGTCGTTGCAGCGCGGCGAGCTGGTGTGGGGGGTCGTAGAGCGCACCGAGGCCGCGACAGCCGACGACGGAGAGCAGGACGGAGAGCAGGACGGCGATGCCTCGGCCAGCCGGGATCGTGCCGCGGCTGTCGTGTGGAAAGCCGCCCCGAACGTGTGGCAGCGCATGTACGGGGAGGAGCGGGACCGGTTCGCAAAACTCGGCTTGGAGATCATCAAGCTTGGTCTTGAGGCACGCCGCGATGAGTGGATCCGGGAGCAGGGAACCCGCCTGGCGGGCATGGTCCAGGCCGTCACGTCCGGTCTGATCGCAGCGTTGCCGGACCTGCTCGGGCTGGACGATGGTCAGCGGCGGCAGCTGGAGGCGGTGTCATCGACGTTGCCGGCGTCGTTGTGGCAGGCGGAGGTGGCTCGGATGTCGGCTCAGCCGCGGGCTGTGGAGGGCCGCGCATAACTCCGCTTATGGTGTAACACACTATCCCGATCGGACTGGTAGTGTTTTACACCGTGACCCCGGAAACCGGTTGTGTAAAACAGGTTCGGCGTCGCCGGCCGGCGTATGTGGCGGTGTGGCTGACGGCGGAAGGGCTGAACGCGATCACAGTCCGGGCTGCGGCGGCCAATGTGTCACGGTCTGAGATGGTTCGCCGGATGTTGGCGTTCGCCGCTGCGCGGATGCCCACCGGCCCATCCTCTACACGCAGTGGCGATGCATCGACGAGCGTTAGCCTAGACCCGGGCCGAGACCAGACCCACGTAACAGGGAGTGACAACACCCCATGACAGACCCGATCGAAGTGCGGAAGCTGACCGCGCTCCTGCAGGTGTCCTGCTGCCTGCTGACCGACACCACCGGCGTCAACCACTGCGACCACCCGGCCCCACCCGAACCGTCACGGTGGCTACGCGCCCGGTGGACGGCCGGCGAGCGGTGGACGCGTCTGCGCCGCCGGGCCGGATCCTGGGTGGCTGGAGTGGACATCGACGGCCTGGAGAACGGGGACTACCTGTGAACGACGAACCGGTGACCGAGCCCGACTTGCATGGCCGAGTTCCTTATCCTCTGTTGACCGATGCCGAAAAGCAGGCCATCCATGACTGGTGCAGCCTGCACAACATCGACCACACCCTCGTGCCCATCGAGGGAATGATCGAACTTGACCCCGCCACTCGTGAATGGCGCATCGAGACGTACGTCAAAGGCGCCAACGGCAGCGGAATCCGGATCACCGCCGATGGAACCGACGCCGTTCGGATCGTCGTTCGCCGCGTCTGGAGGGCGGATCTCCCATGGAGGATGGCGTGAGCGCCGACGGGCGGTCGGTCGACGACCTGACCATCAACATCGGCGAGGGTGTCGTGGTCCGGCCCGGCGACGTCCTCGTGATCAGGACCCACGACCAGGCGGCCGCCGACGCGCTCGTTGACCGCATGTCGCCGCGGCTGGCTGAGTGGGGCGTGAAGGCGCTCGTGGTGGCGGGCGACATCATCCAACTGGCCGTGATGCGAGCAGAGGAGACGACCGGTGACCGCGCCACCCGGAGGCGGCCGTCAACACTCGCTGGCCTCGCCGAGCCCGGCGAAGAGGAGTGGACAACACCGTGACCGCTGACCTGATCGCCTGGCTGCGGGCCCAACTCGACGAAGACGAGCGCATGGCCACGACCGCCGCCAAGCTCGCTGGCCTCAGATGGCGAGTGGAGCCGTACGAACCCAGCGAACCGGGGGCGTTCCCCACCGGCGTCTGGATCCAAGAGGACGGCCCCGGCGACATGGTTCATGGCGTCGCCGTCGCCAGCGGTTCCTTTGTCGCTGATCACATCGCCCTGCATGATCCGGCCCGCGTGCTGGCCGACATCACAGCCAAACGGGCCATCCTGGCACGTCACGATGGCTTCGCGTGCGCCGGCTGCGAGGCACGGCAGCTAGACGAAGATGAGCCGCTGTCGCGGTGCACGCTGGTTCGCCTGCTCGCGTCGGTGTACGCGGCCCGTCCCGGCTACCGGCAGGAGTGGGCACCGTGAGCAGCCCGGACGACTACGGCCGGCCGGCCGCATGGATCCGCAGCGTACTGCGAGAGATGGCCGACCGGTTCCTACCGCCCGGACACCAACTCGAGATCGACCAAACGCCCCTCACCGTGGTCGATTCACTCGCCAACGCGGCCGAGGTCCAACGTGACATCGACGGCTGCTGCGTCGTGCTCAAGGCCGATCCGATCATCCACGTCGCCTCTGAACTACTCGCTGACGCCGCCACCGAGCCCCACCCCGACGGCCGGCTGTGGCTCAACGGTCCGACACTCGGATTCGGCACCGCAGGCCGTGGCCTCGGTGCCCTGACCTACTTCCTGACTGGCGGGCTCATCACGTACGGCGGCGCCCGTTACTACGTCGCCAACAGAATCGAGACCACCCCATGAGCGGTGCGAGATGGCACGTTCGTCCTGCCGAACTCATGCAGGCTCGCTCAGCAGCGGTTCCCGGTGCCGCGTGGCTGTGGCGTCGCTCGGGCAAGTTCGGCGGAACCGTCATGATGGTCGGCTGGTGGGAGTTCAAGCCGCGGATGTTCCGTCGGCGTTCGCGGAGGCTGACGTGAGCGACGTCTGGTACCGGGACCCGCTTCCGCCGTTCATGGTCGGTGATCAGGCGTGGCTGGTTGACGGCCGACCAGCCAACGCGGCCGCTCTTCGGCAACTCCTCGCCGAGCAGTTCCAACCGGTGTTGTCGGTGTCAACGACAGTCGCCGTCGAAGAACTGGCGTACGTCCCGGCCGGTTCTCTCGTCGAGGCCCTACGCGTCTCCCTGCTGAAGGCGGCTACTGAACGGGGTGCGAGCGCATTCGGCACCATGACGGTGACGGTCATGCCAGACCTCGCCACCGACTGTGCCACGGTTCACGCAAGAACCGATCTCCGGCCGGCTGGCATCGTCGTCTCGCCACCACTGCTGGACAACGCGCCCGTCGACTCGTGCTGGTCGGCGATCCAGGACCTGGTCCGCCGCATGGAGACGGCCCCGTGGTGAGCGACTATGCGGTCGACATCCGGCGCAGAATCGAGGGCGGCGTTGCTGGGTCTGTCGGCGACTGACCTCGCCATCTACCAGCACGCCGCCAAGGTTGCAGCCGGCGAGCAGACCCGGCCGGAGTGGGCGACACCGCTGGACATGGCGTGCGCCCTGGAACCCCGGGTCACGGTCCGCACAGCCGCGCTGGAGCTGATCGCGAAGTCCCTGGTAGAGGTGGCCGAAGGTCGCTGTGAACGTTTAGTGATATCGATGCCCCCTCAAGAGGGTAAATCGATGATCGTCTCTAGACGGTTTCCGGCGTGGCTCCTCCACCGCGACCCAACCAAACGGATCGCGATCGTCTCCTACGAGCACGGGATCGCCCGGCGGTGGGGCCGGCAGATCCGCAACGACCTCGCCACCCACCCCGAACTCGGGCTGCGGGTCAGGGCGGACACGTCCGCAGCCCACGAATGGCAGCTCGACGGCCACCAGGGCGGGGTGTACACGGCGGGTATCGGCGGTGCTCTGACCGGCCGGCCCGTGGACCTGATGATCGTGGACGATCCAGTCAAAGGCCAGGCCGAGGCCGACAGTCTGGTCTACCGGGACGCGGCGTGGGACTGGTGGGAGTCCACCGGGTCAACCCGGCTCGCCCCCGGCGCCCCGGTGATCCTGGTCCTCACCCGCTGGCACGCCGACGACCTGGCCGGCCGGCTGCTGGACCGCGAGCCCGGTGTGTGGCGGGTGGTGAACATCCCGGCCCAGGCCGACCACCGCCCGGAGCGTGGCGAAACCGATCCCCTCGGGCGGGAGGTGGGCCAGTTCCTGCGGTCGGCCCGGGGCCGCACCGTCGAGCAGTGGGAGCAGATCAAGGCCCGGCGCGGATCGCGGGTCTGGACTGCCCTCTATCAGGGCAAGCCGTCACCAGGCGAGGGTGTGATCTTCAAACGGGACGCGTGGAAGTTCTACGACCAGCCGGTGTGGACGGTGGACGACGACGGCGCCCGCCATCCGATCGGCATGGACGAGGTCCTCATGTCGTGGGACATGGCGTTCAAGGCCACCGACGGATCCGACTTCGTGGTCGGGCAGGTGTGGGGCCGGCGTGGCGCGGACGCATACCTGATGGCCCAGGTGCGGGCCCGGTTGACGTTCTCCGCGACGGTGCGGGAGATGCTGCTGCTGGTCGGGCAGTGGCCGGATGCATCGGCGAAGCTGGTTGAGGACAAAGCCAACGGGACCGCGGTGATCGACCACCTGCGCACGTCGGTGTCGGGGTTGATTCCGGTCGAGCCGGTCGGAGGGAAGGTCGCCCGCGCCGCCGCGGTGTCGCCGTTCCAGGAGGCCGGCAACGTGTGGCTCCCCAGCCCGCTGTTGTGCCCGTGGGTGGGTGACCTGGTCGAGGAGGCGGCCGCGTTCCCTCTCGGAAGCCACGATGACCAGGTGGATGCGATGTCGCAGGCCCTGTATCGGCTGTTGGGTGGCCGGTCCGGGTCGGGGGTGCGCTGGCTGTAGCTTGCCGCTGTTCCGGCAGGAGATACCCGCGGCCTATAGTCTACCTATCCGGTAGGAAAGGTAGGGATGCGTCGTGGTGTCGTGGTCCCCCGCCCGTACCAGCCCCAGCCTGCTGTCTCTTCTCGGCCGCGGTGTTGTCACGATCGGCCGGCGCCTGTCGACCGCCCCCGCCCGCGCCGTCCTCACTGCCGCCGCCGCGGTCGCGAGGGTGTTGTGGCGATTCAGCCTCCAGGCCGGCGGATACAGCCTGCTCACCCTGGCGGCGTGGACGTGGTCCCCGATCGCCGGCTACGCCACCGCCGGCCTGTCGCTGCTCATGCTCGAGTGGGCGGTCAAGCGGTGAAGTCCCCGATCGGCGCCCTAATCGACACTGTCCGCGCCGCCGCTACCCGACCAGCGGACACGCCGATCCCGCTCGCCTCCAGGTCGGCTGGCGCCGGCATGATGTCGTGGCTGTCACGCCGCGACGCCGCCACCCAGATGGAGGCCATGAGCAGCGTCGGGACCCTGTTCTCGATCGTGCACCGGACATCATCGGCAACCGCAGATCCGACGTGGCGGCTGTACCGGCGGGCGAAGTCGGGCCTGCCCGAAGACCGGCAAGAGGTCACCTCCCACGCCGCCCTGGACCTGTGGAAGCAGCCGAACCCCTGGTACACGACGCAGGAGTTGGTGGAGTCCGGGCAGCAGCACGTGGATTTGACCGGCGAGGGGTGGCTGGTGATCGGCCGCAACGCCCGCTCGTCGATCCCGCTCGAACTGTGGCTGGTCCGCCCGGACCGGATCGCCCCGGTCCCGTCGACGGACCGGTTCATGGCGGGCTACATCTACTCGTCTCCGGACGGGGAACAGATCCCGCTGGACGTGGACCAGGTCCTGTCGATCCGGGTCCCGAACCCGATGGACCCCTACCGCGGCATGGGCGCCGTCCAGGCCGTCCTCGCCGACCTCGACAGCGACCGGTACGCGTCCGAGTGGAACCGGAACTTCTTCCTCAACAGCGCGGAGCCGGGCGGGGTGATTGAGGTCCCGCAACGGCTGGACGACGGCGCGTGGCGGGAACTGGTGACCCGGTGGCGCGAATCGCATCAGGGTGTCGCCCGGGCGCACCGGGTCGCGGTGATCGAAAACGGCAAGTGGGTGCCGCGGACGTTCTCGATGCGGGACATGCAGTTCGCCGAGCTGCGCAACGTCTCCAGAGACAAGATCATGGAAGCGTTCGGGATCTCCAAGTTCGCCCTCGGGATCCTCGACGACGTCAACCGCGCCTCCGCTGAAGCCGCGGCGGACTGGTTCGCCCGCAACCTCACCATCCCGAGGTTGAAGCGGTGGCGGGCGCTGCTCAACAACGACCTGCTGCCCCTGTATGGCACCGCCGGACAGGGCCTCGAGTTCGACTTCGACAGCCCCGTGTCGGAGGACTCGGAGGCTGCCGACCGTGAACGGACCGGACGGGCCACCACCACCAAGACGTACATCGACGCAGGGTTCAAACCAGCGTCGGGCACGAAGGTGATGGTCGGGGACCTCGAACTCGTCTACGAAGAGGCATCGCCCGAGCCAGCACCGGAAGCACCGGACGGGCAGCCTGCGGTGGACGCGGTGGCGAGCCTCGGCCGAAGCCTCTACGCCCCGGCCGTCGCAGACGCTGGCATGGACGTCGACACCATGACCGAGACGGTGCGGCGGCTGCTCGCCGAACAGGTACGCAACCATCCCGGACATTCGGATCAATCGGTCCACGGCCGGCCTAAGAGGTCCGGGCAGACGGGCACTGGACCAATTCGCGGCACGGACATGCTGGATGGCCGCAGCGCCGAAGCTGTCGCCGGCCGCATCGACCGGGCAGCGTCCAAGCAGCAGCGCGAAGCCGGCCTGAAAGGCACCGAGTTGGGAGGCCCGCGGGGAGACTCGCGACTGTCGGCAATCCAGCGGGAGCAGGGCTTCGACGGAAAACCGGCCGTGGTGTCGCGGCAGGAGATGGATCGGCTTGTCGCAGACGGCCATCAGGAGTGTTTCCGTGGCTTCGGGGGCCTCGGCGACGGGTCGAAGACTGAGGCGCAGGTCGTTCAAGAGTTCACGTCGGGTCCGCTGTTCACCGGATATGGCACGTTCGGCAACGGGGCATACGTGGCGCCTGGCACGGGCGGGCGGGCGGTGGCCGAACGCTACTCGGATTCAGAAACACCGACCCGGATGGCGTTGCACAAGGACGCTAAGGTGGCCAGCTACCGGGCCATCGTCGACGAGATGGAAGCCCGAGGACTCACGTCCCGCCGCGGCGTGCAGGGCCGCGCGCTGGCCGACCCCGGTCGCTACGCAGCCGCGCGCGGGTACGACGCGATCCGTGTCGAAGCCAACGACTCGATCTGTGTGTTGAACCGCACCGCGCTGTTCGTCGAGGAGGCGTGACGTGGATCCAGAAATCAGCCGCAGGGTAGGTCTGATCGTGGGCACCCACCCGATCACCCTCGAGGAGCGGGCCACCATCGTGGACGCTGTCGCGGACGTGACCGCGTGGGGCCAGATCCCGCAGCCGGTCCGTGACCTGCTCGCCGACATCGAGACCCGCACGTGGGACGACGAGGCGGCATGACCACGGTGACGGTGCCGCACATCGTCGCCGAGCAGGACCTGCCCGACGTGTGGCACATGGCCGGCGCCCTGCAGGATGCTCTGGCCCGGCTGCTGCCCGAATGGCGGAGGCTGACCGACCTGCAGAAGGATTCGCTGGTCGAGTTGGTGCGGCGGATGGCGTCCGATGGCCGGCTCAACGACTTGGTCGACTTGGACGTTGACTCGTCGGACACGGCGGCAGCTCTGCATCAGGCGATGCTCGACGTCGGCCAGATCGCCGCCCGGCAGGTCGTCGATGAGGCAGCCAGGCAGGGCGTCCACATCGGAGCCGTCACCCCCCGTGCTACGGACCTGTCGGATGTTGCCGCGGTGGTCGCGGCGATGCTGGCCGCCGAACTGTCGGTGTCGGCTGCCCGGGCGGCGATGCGCGCCAACCACCGCGGGGCGACCCCGGACGATGTCGCCTCCGACGTGCGGACGTGGCTGACCGGCCTGTCCGGGGCCAACGCCGAACTCCAGTTGGGCGGGACGCTGCACGGGGCGATGAACGCCGGCCGACTGGCGACGATCGAAGCCGGCCCCGAAGCGGCCCTGTACGCCTCCGAAGTGATGGACAAAGGCACCTGCCGGCCGTGCCTGTCCATCAACGGAAAATGGCTGGGGAACTCGACGGACCTGACCCAGGTGCAGCGGGCGTATCCGTCGCTCGGCTACGGCGGCTACGTGCACTGCAAGGGCGGGATTCGGTGCCGCGGAACGGTCGTGGCCGTGTATCGGCCGGAGCAGACCACGGGACCTGGGGCGCGGTTGTCTGGACGGTTCTGGGCGAGTGTGGCGGCGACCCGGACCGTGCTCGATCCGACCGCTCACCTGCCGGGCAAACATGATCAGAGTTCGCACGGCAAGAAAAGGAAGACCGCCGCGGCGGAGTCGCCGAAACCGGGCGACATGGCTTCCAAGGAACAGATCCACGCCGCCTACGACTACACCGACGCAAAGACAGGTTTGACAGCTCGGGTCACAGGCATCCAGACCGACCCGAGCGGTGAACGGACGCTGGCCACGATCGAGATCACCGACAGGTCAGGTCGGAAAGTCGGTGAGTCGAGCCGGTTCATCGAGGGCGATACGGTCCACCACAACACGCTGAAGCTCGAGGGCAGTGTGCAGGGGCAAGGATTCGCAGCCAGGTTCAACCGGCAGGCAGAAGAGGTCTACAGGGCCAACGGCATCAAACAGATCACGCTACTCGCCAACGACGACGTCGGCGGCTACGCGTGGGCCCGGGCTGGCTACGACTTCCGGCACGCTGATGCTCGGGAAGGTCACGCCGAGGACATGACGGAGATGGCGCAGTCGTACTCGGCTCCGGTTCGGCGGGCGGTTGCCCGGCTGGCTTCGAACCCGAACGCGACGCCTGCGGACTGGGCGATGCTTGGCCACACCCCGGGCGCCACGACCTGGCCCGGCAAGGAAATGATGCTCGACTCGGTGTGGCAGGGAGTGAAGCGGCTGTGACCCGAGATGAAGCGCTCGCGGCGATTGCCGAGCTGCACTACGAGTGGTCGGTTGAGCACGGCGACACCGTGCCCTATGTTGGGTCTGACGCGAACCCGCATGACGGGCAGGGCAGCGACCTGGCGGTGTGGCAGGCTGACCGGTCTGCGCCCGCCGACGTCGACGACCCCCTCAATGAGGCGATCAAGCAGATTCTGGCCCA